TAAACACAAATGGGTTGCAAGTCACACCAGAAATGCTTACCGCTGTGGCGTTCAGATTGAACACACGCCATTCAGTTGTTGCGTTACCTGTGGTGAAATACAAAACGTTACGCACGTTGTCGTATTCCATAGCAACGCCTGTGTAACCCGATGTGGTGTTCGCTAAATACTGCCAACCCTCGGTCCACGTGTCATAACGCCACAACTGCGTTGTTGAGGCCGCACCAGTTGAACCAAACTGAATGACCCAATACATGTAGCGGGTGCCATCGTATGCGTGGTCGGTTCCGTGATACGACAAACCTTGTGGGAAAAACGCAAGCCAATCCCATGTAGGTAGGTCGGTGCCTTTACGTAAGTTACTTATCCAGCCCATTAGTTGATTGTCCACCTACTCTGTCGTGTGTAGTTTGCGTTGTAACGCAACTGTTGGCGTAGCGGGTCACGTGCATCAACAACGTTCCAACTTGTGGCGTTGTTGTAAGAGTTGCTATCAAACCCTTGCATGCTGTTGCTGTTTGCACGGTTATAGATAACAATGGCACCAGCGTCCACGCTTACACGAATACGGTCTGCTGGGTCACGTGCAAAGTTGAGCAAGTTTGCTATGCGGCGTAGCGCACTTTCAGTGCCTAAGTTATCGAAAGCATTTTTGAGCGGCATCAGTATCCAATCCACATAGTAAAGTCGGCCCCGCTGCTACCTAGGCCAGTTTGCACCCACAAGTAACTTGCAGGTGGGCTGGCTGGTGCAGTGTTGCTTACAAAGATTTGCTGGTTCGTTTTGCGCACATAACGCACATCGTTGTAAGCGTCCTCGAGGGCTTGGTCAAAACCTAGTTGCGCACTGGTGCTTGTGCCGCTGTTTGTTATCGGTGCAGTAACGGCAACAACGCCGCTAGGGCCTTGTGGGCCTGTGGCACCTGTAGCACCTGTAGCACCAGTTGCACCAGTTGCACCAGTTGCACCCTGCGGGCCTACATCGCCTGTGTCGCCTTTAGGGCCTTGCGCACCTGTGGCACCTTGCGGGCCTTGTATGCCTTGCGGCCCCTGTGGGCCAACCGCACCAGTGCCTTCAACCGTAACTGGTGTCGCAGTAACGTTCACCGCAACTTGCTGCACGTTTTCAACAACGGCAATGTCTTGCTGCACCGTGGTTTCAGTAACGCTAATCTGATTGACGCTCGCAGTAACGCTCACGCCGCTAGGCGTGCTTTCACTAACGGTCACACGTTGCACCGTTTCAGCAACACTGATGCCGCCGTTTACCTCAACCGTTACGTTACTCAAGCCCAAACCGCCCTACGCACGCTGAACTTACCAGCCATAAATGGTGTGCGTAGGCCGCCGCTGCTAATAAGCCAAAGCGTGTAGTTGTGTGCACCGTAAGGCATTGCGGCGAGCGCAGCGTGCCCAATGGTTGGCGCAATGGTGCCTAGCGCACCGCCAAGCACAATGCCCGCCGTGGTGTCAATGTTCGTAAGCACGTTGCCAGCATCGTCCCACACGGTCATTTCAGCCGTGTAGCCAGTGAGGTTTACCGCAACGCCGTCAATCTTGTAGGTGAACGTTTTGGCCCAGTCGGAATGCTGCACGGCCACGTAGTCACGCACAATGGGAAACTCGTCAAATGTATCGGCCATGCGTCTAGTGTGGCCGCAGTGTCACGGCTGGCCTAAGCGTCAGGGCCTAGGTAAGTCACCGTCATGTGGCTTTCAGAAATCGAAGTTGAGTTCAATGCAAGCGTGCCACCAGAGTTTTGACGCACCTGCATTTGCACGTAGTCGCCAGACACTAGGTTCACGATTACGGAACCTTGATGAGAAAACAATGCTGTGCCTGTGCTGTCGGTTTGGCACAAGTTCAACGGCGTGGCACCGTTTAGCATTACACGTGAACCACGGTATGAAGTGGCGTTAGCGGTCCATTGTGCTTGGTGTTCAATCAGGTAGCGGCCAGTTATGCGGGCGTAAACGCCTGTGCCGCTGTTCCACATTCCGTAAGGGTCAAAATCAACGGTTTGCCATGCAACGGTAGTCCAAGTTGAACCAGTGGCCACGTTCAGGTCGGCTGTGCGATACACCTTGCAACTTGGCACCTGCCCACCCAAACCTGCCACTGCACCAATCGCAATCCAATCCTGCCCATCGGTATCAAGCCACACTTGGCTGTTCACCTTGGGTGCAAAATGCGCAAAATAGCGCACACCAGTAATGGTAGTGGTGCTGCCAGCAATCTGCACGCTAATCGTATAGTTGCTGTTCACCGCTGTAACCTTGCCCATGCGGCGGCGCAAAGCGGGCGTGCCACTAGCGTTGCTGATGGCATCAACGAGTGAGTTCAAATCTGTCATTCTGCGGTCTGCCTCGCTACTGCGCTCATGGGTTCAGTCTGTTTTAGCGGTATGTTCAGGCTGTCAATCACGGCACGCACCGTTATGCCGCCAATAGTCATTTGCACAACGTCAAGCGGTTCTAAAGCGGGGTTCACCACTGCGGGCCACGACAGTTGAGCAGTGCTGCCCTTTATCATGGCCAAGATTTTGGTTGCTGCCACGGTGCACGCTGCAGTGGTTGTGAGCAGTGGCGATGAAAAGAAATACGGCACTTGGCCGTAGCCACCTAGGTAGTAGGTTGGCGATGCAGGGTCGGTATCCCACACAACGGCACGTAGCGGCGTTGAAATGCCGCTGCCCTCTGCGCTCGCCACAACGCCGTTGTAAGTCTTTTCAAGGCTGCCCTGCACCCTAGCATCAAGCACCAGTTGCGTAGTGCCGCTACCAAAGTCAAACGATGGGCCAACCGTTGCTGGGTCTTGCACAAGTTGTGCACGTGCAGTGCCCAAACCGTCAAAGTTTAGGTCGTAGCCATACGTGCTAAACAACTCACGTGCAACCTGCCATGGGTCAGTGTAATCGCCTGCATCGTAGGTAATGTTGCTGCCAATAGTTGCGGTTACGTTGCTAAAGTTTGTGGCTACAAGCGACCAGCGGCTTTGCAGCAACGCTGTGCCTGCGGCGGCCAGCGTAGTGCCCGCAGTTATTTGGTAAGGGTCAATAAAGCGTGCACGGCTAATCTTTTTGCTACGGTCAGACCCTTGCCACGACACGTAGCCTGCCACGTTGGCACTGTAGTCGGCACTATCGGTGCTAAACACACCCAGCGGCACATACTCGTAAGCACCGTTTACCAGCAAGCCACGGTAAATGGTCAGTTCAACGTTAGGGGTCATAACCAAGTCGTAAATGGCTTTAGTGCTAAGTGTGCCACTAGGCACCAGCGACAAACTGGCAGTGCGGGTAATGTTGCGGCGGCTATCCATTTCAACCGAGCCACCAGTTGTGGCTAGTGTGTAACCATTGCTGGTAGTCACCAGCACGCTACTCACTTGGTTAGCGGAACGAACAGCCGCTAAAAACCCTGCGCTCACCGAATACATTACGGTGCCACCGTTTGCACATAGTTCACAGTCACGTTGCGGCGTGGCGAGGTATTTGTGCCAAGTATGTTTACACGTATGCCGCTAGTCAGGCGTATGTATTTTGACCAACCAAATGGACTTTCAAGCAGCAACACCTTTTGCGCCTCAAGCAATGCTCGCAGTGCGTTCCATTCAGCGGTGGTGCTGGTGTAAATGTTCAGGTCGCCGTCCCATGAGCCAAGCGTGCCCGCAACCACAACTGGGTAGCGGCGGTCAAGCGGCCTAAACACGCCAAGTTCCTCGTTCATTTCCTCACTTGGCTGGCCGATAATCTGCACATCAAGCATGTTCAGTGCAGGCGTTTCAGGGCACTTTATGTTCCAGTCAGCCACGGTAATGTTTGCGGTTTGGTTGCTAGTCCACGCAGATGCGTTTGTGGCACCAGCGTTAGTTGCGTTCACACGTGCACGGTAGAGCACGTTGATGCCACGTGTCAGTTCGTAGTCGTAAAACGTGCTGGCACTACCAAACGTGCCTGCAGCCGCCGTTGCGCCACGCACAGCCGTCCACGTAGTGCCGTTATCCTCGCTGCGCTGCACGTCAATAGTGGGGTTGCTGTAGCCTGTGGTAGCAACTGGGGTTACAGCAATGGTTGCACGGTCATTGGTTTGGTCGCTGGTAACGCTAATGGTTGGCGTGGTGGGTGGCGTTACGGACATGGTTAGCGTTACTGCGCTTGACCATGCGCCATACTGGTCGCTACCAAAACTGGTCTGGCCCTCACGGTATCTAATCGCACGTGCGTAAACGTTATAGGTGCCGTTGGCCAAAGCATCGGTAAATACAATGCTTTGTGCCACGGTGCCTGTAGCGGTGAACTGGTAGTCAAACGTCTTGGTTGCCCTCAGCGTGCCTGTGCCAACACCGCTGCCGCCGCTTTCAATGCGCACCTCGGTAGTCACCTTGCGCAAGTTCTGCCAGTCGTATGCGCTGGCCTCAAAGCCAATGGTGGCTGTAACGCTCACTGGGATGGTTGGGTAAACGCTGGTGGTCATGGTTGTTGCGGTAGGCGTGGCCGTAGCGTTTTTGATGGTGTAAACGTTTGCCCAAATGTCGTAAACGGTTGCAGGCGCAGCGAGAAAACTTGCATACCTGCCGTCATACCAAAGCATGCGCATGGCGTTGATTTCGGCTGGTGTCCAAGCCACGGTCTGGTAAGCGAGTTCAAACGTAGTAGCCGTGCTTATGGTGCCGTCAATCGTGATTGCGGGATAGCCGCTTGGCTGTGGGTCGGTATTACGGTAAGCAATAACGCCAAGCGAGTAACTGCCCGCACCACCAGTAGAGGCCAACAAACGCACAGCGTGGCCTACACGGCACACATACTCATCGCTAGGTATAGAAACCGTGCCTAAACCAAACACCCACGTAATGGGGGTCACGTTAGCGGTATGGCTTACGCTCGTTGCATCGCTGTTATCGCCTAAATAGGCAAGCGTGTTTGCGGCGGTTTGGTTAGTGCCACCACCGTTAGTAACGGTAGTGGTAGGGCGCACAATGTAGGTTGCCATTAGCGGTTTCTCAACTCTCTAGCCAACTTATCCAAAGCATCGTTCACGGCCACGCTCACATCGTTAGCGTTAGCGTTGCCCTGTATGGTCACTTGCACAGCACCCTCGGTAATCGTTACTGGTGCCACCTTGTAAATGCCTGCCTGCGTGTTGCCAACAATGCCAGTAAGGCGTTGCTGTTCAGTGTATGAGGCGTTGTATTGCGCCAACTGTGCATCGGTAGCACCAGCAAGCGCAGCGGCAATGCTGCCACCTTGCGCCGCACCCATGGCAAATACGGCGGCGAGCGCACCAGCGTTCAGTTTGCGGGCCTTTAGTTTCGCAATGTTGTTCATAAAATCAGCGGTAGCAACGATTTGGCTTTGCAAGGCGGTAAGCAACTGTTCCATTGACGTAGTAATGGGCTTTACTATGTCGGTCATAGACCAAGCCTGCATGGCCTCTTTCGTTAGGCGTGCGCCCTCTTTGATTTTGGCTGCCAGTTCCTTAGCGGCCTTGCTCAACTTGTCGCCTTTGTCTTTGACAGGCTTGATGTATGAGTTTTCGATAATCGGCCCTAGGGCTTCGTTTTCGATAGCCGTCTTGGCATCAAGCGCAACAAACTCGTTACGCACATCTTCGATTTGCTTGAGCAGTCTGCGTGCACGTGTGAACTTGGCAGGCGTAGTAATCTTGCCGTCAGCCCCAATGCCCTCTGGGTTTTTTAGCATCACACCAGCCAAAGCCTGTTGCGCCTTGCTAAGTGCTGCAGCGTCACCCATAACTGCGTCAGTTATCACCTTGGCACTCAAGCCAGTTAGGTTCTTGAACCCTGTTAGCATGCCTTTTTGCGATAGGCTAGACACAACGTTGCCACGGTCAATGTTTTTGAGCGCACCGTTTAGCGTGTTGGCTGTGTTAGTTGCGATGGCAGTAGCAGTGCTTTGAATAACGTCAGCACGTGCAGCCAAACCATCGTTGAAACCATCGCCAATGTTTTTACCAATCTCGGTAGTAACCTTTGACGGCGAGGCAATGCCAAGCAGCGATTTGGCTTTGTCAATCGCACCAGTGATTGGGTCAATCATGGCGTGCCACACACGGCTGCCAAAATCTGCAAGGCCACGTATAAAGCCATCAGCCATGTCACGGCCAAACGAAATCATGCGGCTAACCAAACCACTAAAGAACCCGATTACACGGTCTATAGCGGCTTTCACAGCCCCGCTTATGGCGTTCCATGCGTTGGTCAGTGCACGCCTAAATCCGTCATTTGTTTTCCATAGGTAGATGATGCCTGCGGCTAGTGCGGCAACGGCGGCAATCACAAGGCCAATCGGGTTGGCGGTAAGCGCAGCGTTTAGCAACCACTGCGCCGCAGCGGCGGCCTTGGTAGCCACGCTGCTCGCTATAGTGGCAGCCGTGTTGGCAACCTTAGCGGCAGTAGCGGCAATCCATAGCCGCACACCCATGGCCGTGTAACTAAGTTGGCGCATGGCGTGTGCTGCCTTTTCGGCGGCAGTGTTGGCCGTGGTAGCAATGGTGTTGGCAATCTTGGCTGCGCTATCAGACTTGAACCACAGCACCATGTTGCTTAGGCCGCTCGCAACCATGCCTGCAACGGAAATAAAACGGCCCAGAACCGATAGCAGCGGGCCTAATGCCATAAGCAAAAGACCAGTGTTTACAATCATGCCCTTTTCGCCATCGCTCAACTTGGCGAACCAATCGGCCACACGTTGAATGGTGGGCACAATACGTGTTTGCAGCAACGTGGTGAACTGTTGCATTACTGGCATAAACGCATAGCCAAGACTTTCAGTGGCCTCGTCTATTGCAACTTTGTTACGCTGCAACGCACCCGCTTGCGTATTAGCGGCGGCAGTTGCTTGCCCGCCAACAATCTGTGCAACGCTTGCCTGAATGCGACCCCAATCAGCAGATTTGACGGCGGCTTTGTCTATTCCTGGAACCAGTTTCGTGAGTTGCGAGGTTTGACCCGCATACGCTTTCGCAATCGCTTTAGCAGCGAGTTCAACTGGCACGCCACGTGCAGCAGCAACGTCCATTGCAAGCGATGCAAGTTGTGTGCCTTTAGCAACGTTCTTAGTGGCACCCACAAGCGTGCTAAGTGCTGGGCGCAACTCGTCATCGCTAACACCAATCAACTCGCCTTGCTTAGTAATCCAATCCTCAACTGCAGCAATCTGTGTTTTGGTTGCACCAGTGTTGTTGCGCAGTGCGTTGGCCAAAATGACTTGTGCACGTGCGTCCTCTGCGGCGTTGGTCGTGGCCTTTGCCAACCCCATAGCAACGCCTGCAAGTGGCAACGTGAGGCCACGTGTGAGGCTGCCACCGAGGTTGGCCATTTTGTCGCCTGTGGTCTTAGCGGTGTCGCTAATCTGCGCCATGGCACCAGCAAAGCCACCAGCGTTACGGCGTGCGTTGGCTTGCAGTTTGTCTAGTTCGCCACGTGCACGCTCGATTTGGCGCATGTCTGCAACGCCATAAACTGTGACCTTTACTGCCATTTTTAGTAAGCCTCTCCTGCCGCATCTAGTTTAGATTGCAGGTCACGCTCGGCAGCCAAAACACCTTGCCTAATGGTTTCCAATGCTTTCTTGCCACGTTCGTCCCATGCAGCCCACAAGAAACGACCAGTGCCACCATACTTTTCGTTTAGGTGTTTGATTAGGCCACGTGCTTGCGGCGTTGCACCACTTTGCGTGCTACCAGCAAACTCAAAAATGGCGGCACGCACGCCGCCATCAGCATCAGCCCATGAGCCTGTGGTGCCACGGCTACCCGCACGTGTCTTGATTGAGCCCAACATGTTTTTGTTGCTGATAACTATTTGCCATGCGCCTGTAGGGTATTTAGCCTGCGCACCAGCCTGCACGTCAGCAAGCGCAGTGCGTATGGTTTTGTTCAGGCGTTTCTTTAGAGCAGGGTCAAACGCTGCAAGCGCACGTGTGGTTTCCTTGATGCCTGTAACGCCAATGGCGGTGTTTAGTCTGCTCACCTAACGGCCCAGCCTTTCTTTCAACTCTTGTGCAAGCCGCTCACGTTCCGCATGCTTTGCACGCTGCTCAAGCAACTCGTGCATTGCCGCAAAAACTTCTGCGTCACAAGTTTCAAAGTTCAGGCCGAACCCTGCAGCCAATGCCACATTGGCAATAGCCATGGCGGCATCACTTATTTTGGGTCGTCAGAAACCTCGTAGTCGCCTAGGTTGTCGTCAATGAACTGGTCAAACGTAACCTTTGCGTCAATCTGGCCGCTGTGCACCAGCCCAAGGTAGGCAAGGTAAACCATGTATTCCTCGCCAATCTCTTGGGCAGCCAAATCACGCAGGTTGATTTTGAAATGACGTTCAGCCTTGATGCGTTCACGAGGCCCAGCCGAAAACTCCAACTCGGTGCCATCGTTTAGCGTTACAACGCCTTTGATAAGCGAACTTGCCATGTGTTTTTATCCCTTTCAGTTATTAGTAAGAGGCTTGCTGGTTGGTCAGTGCATACACCAGCGGTGCGGTTCCACCCGCAGGCATTACAGCCATGCCAGCGAGTTCGATTTCCACTGCGCCACCCTTTGGGTCTGCATCAGGGAAAGCGGTCATGAACGCAACTTTGCTGCCTGTAACCACTAACTGGCCAGTGCCGTTGTTCTCTTTGAACGTGAGCGATACCGAACCAGTAGGCGCAACCAAAGCAACGCTGGTGCCCGCTGCGCCGCCTGTAACGGTCTTGCGGAACAACGATAGGTCGTCAGGCACAATGGTCAGTTTCAGGCTGTGCTCTTGCACGCCCTCATACTGGTCGTCAGCCTCAACCGCTGCGCTTGGGTCAATAGCACCCACGTTGTTTTTGATGGTCAGTTCGCCGCCAACAACACGTGCGCTAACCAAGGTGCTGCCCAGTGGGTCAAGCGAGAACGTTCCGCCAACTGGCACAAGGAAAGCCTCAACACCAGTTTCGTCAGTGCCAGCGGTAAAGGTGCTTGGGTAACTAAACACGGTGCCAGCCAACTTGGCCGATACCATAACTGGCTTAGAGCCTTCCCACTTTAGGGTCAGTTCATCAACCTTGCAGTCACGGATACCCTCAATGGTGCTGTCAATGCCCTTAGCAAACACGCTTAGGTATGGCAGGTCGCCTGTGCTGTAAGTGTGCACGTATGGGCCAGTGCCAGTAACGGTGTCGGTTCCGATTGCGCCAAGTAGGTAAAGGCCCAGCGACTTCAGGTAGGCCATGGTTTCAATGCTGGCACTGTTTGCAACTTGGTCACGGTAAACGTTGTATGCGGCACGCTTACCTGCAGTTACTTCAAGTGCAGCCTGTGTGGCCTCAACAACGATTGGGCTGCCACCAGTAAGGCCGTGTGCAAAAGTAGGGTTGGCGGCGATGGTGCCCTTAGATGCCTGCTTGGCAATGCCAGCGACGGCGGTGAATTTCTGGATTGGCATTGCTTACTCCTGTGTTGGTTCTGATGGGGTCTCGGCAACCACTTCAGTTACCGAAGTTTTTTTGCTGGATTTGGTAGCCTCACTTGCAAGGCCCTGCGCAATGAGCAGGTCGGCAACTGGCTGCGCCAGTTCCACATCACCAGCGGTAAGGTCAAGGTCAAGCACTTCACCGTCAAGCACAATGCTTACGTGGCATGCCTCTGCAATCGTGTATTTAGCCATGGCAATAGTTTCCTTTCAGTGTCACGCCAAAAAGCCGCTGCACTCTACGGTGAGTTTCAAAACACCCTCACGTGCGTGCCCATTAGCGTCTGCAAATGCGCCCTCGTATTCGCCGCCAACAATCTGCGCATACAAAACAACGCCACCCAAAAAGGTGTCGCTACCTAACGTATCTGCAATGGCGGCTGCAGCCGTGCGTATTTCGTCACGCACCTCTTGCGCAGTAGCACCAGTGCGCTTGTCGTAAATGTAAACGCTCAACCTAAACGTTTCGCTGCGGCTGGTAAGGCCAGTGCTGGTAAGTTCTTGGCCCCAGTCAGTAACCTGTTCATCAACCCAAATGTGCTGCTCTTGCGGGCGGCCTGCAGGCATGCCGTAGTCAATAGTCCATGCGGCGAGCGCAGCGGTGTTTTGCAAGGCTGCAACCAATGCGTCTTGCGCCGCAAATGCTTTGGTATCAAATGCCATTAGCCGATGCCGTAACCTTTGCGGCCAAACTGGTCAATGGCTGCATCAACGTCAGGGATACCAGTTATGCCGTCACGGCCTGCAATGGTGAGCCTGAAAATCTGGTCGCCAATGCTGGTAGCGGTGGCACGGCTTGGCAGGTCGGACTTGACCAGATACTCACGGCCCAAAATGAGGGCTGCACGTGTAATGGCTGCAGGCGGTCTGTCGTAGCCGCATTCGTAGTGCAGCACAATGTTTTTGTGGCCGTATGGCCAACTAGGCCACTGCACGCCCGCCTTGCGCCACAGCACGTTGTCGGCAATGTCAATGTCGGCAATCTCTTGCTGGGTAAGCGCAGTGCCGTCAATGCTTACGCTGTAAACGCTGCGCACCTCATAGTCGGGCACGGTAAGGCAGCGGGTGTCGTTGCCGTAGAGCAGCGGGCTGTAAGCACGTGCAAAGTCAGGTGCAGTGCCATCAAGCGTTACACGGCGGCCACGTGGCACCCAGCACACTTGGCTGGCACGGCTACTTTCAAACGTTTCCTCAACCGCAATGCGCACAGCACGCAGCAATGCGTTCGGGTATTTGGTCGTGTCGGCAAACGCCCTATCCATGGCACGCAAGTCAGCAATCTCAAAAATGTGCCCGCCCACCAGTTCAAGCGTGGTAGTCCATTCAGTGGCCACGCTGTTTACGCTGCCAGACCACACCAGCGTGTAGGTGTCAAGTTTTGGCAGCACCGTGTAGGCAATGTTGGCGGTAAAGATGCTTGCAGCGTAGGCAGGCGTTTGGGTGGCCAGCAACGTGCTTGCGCCGTCATAAATCTTGAGCGTGTATGGGCCAGTAACGGTTACTAGGGCACCGTCATCATCGGTGGCAGTTTGCGTTACGGTGTAGGAACCTGTGGCCTGCCGCTTTACACGTAGCATGTGTGCGTGCCCTTACCGTTACTTGGTTGCGGTTTCGCCCTTGGCCTTTACCGCACGCTCTGCCTTGGCAGGTGTGGCATGGCCAGCGGCAATGAACATTGCAGCAATGTCGTCAGGCACGGTAGCGGTTTCGCCCGCCTTGTAGTCGTATGCCTTGAAACCGTCTGCACCTGCAATGTGCAGGCTTGCATCGGCAATAAAAATGAGTTTCATGCAGCACTCCTTTAGTGGTTGCAACCATTGTGCGTGCCGTGTCACAAGCGCAAAGACACAAACGGCACCCAAGCGAGTAAGGGTGCCGTTGTGTGGGTGGCTATTTTTGAGGGGGAATGGTTAGTGCCACCCAAGCATTGCTAACGTGGTAGGGCTAACACCACCTGCAGCCAGTTCATTGCAGGCGTTGGGCGGTCTGAAAACGCAATCAACGCCCTGCCCAAATAGTCCATTTCAACTGGTGCAAGCGGCTGCCACTCACGCTTGTAGGTTTCGCCATACGTTTCAACGTTGTAGCCAACCAAGTCCAAAAACGGCGGCAGCGGGTTGCCCTCACCGTCATAGTCGTAGTTGTCTGACCAGCGCAGTAAATCCACAAATGGCTCGGCCCACGCAGGTGCCACGTCAAGTGCTTTCCAGTAGTCATACGTGAACTCTGGGTCTTTGGCGTAGTGTTGCCACGTTGCTGGGTCGCTCACAATCTCACGGTAAATGCTGTGCAGTTGCGCATCGGCATCACTAAATGCTGACCCCAGTTGGTCCAGTATTGCCCTGCGTATGGCCAGCATTTCATCGGTGCTAATGCTGCGCTCAATCAACGCTTGATACACTGCGCTGCCGTATTCGTAGTGCAGTTCTTTCATGCGGCCCATTACGCTGCCACCTTTTTCAGCACGTTGGCCGCAAACTTTTTGGCGCACTCGCTGCCAACTGGGTAGTGGCCCATGTAGCCACGGTCATTTTGGTCGGCAGGGCCGTTGCTGTATTCGTCCCAAATGGCACCGCCGTCAAATACCTCAACCCACAGTGGGTTGTTGCCAACTGGTCGCAAGCACAGTGCGCAGTAGTGCATGCTGCCAATGTTTGCGCCTTGCTTGAATGGCATGTCGTTGCCGTGTTGCAGTTTGTTTGTGTTTTCCATTTTGTTACTCGCTTTCGTTGTTGTTAGTTACTTCTGAATGGCTGCCCATGCATCGCCACGCTCGTAGCACTCGTGGCACATGGCTGGCTTGGTTGCGCTGGCCCATACTGCAGCCTCGCAGGTCTTGCATTGCGCAACTGGGTTGCAATACCAACTCTTTGGCATTGGCTGGCTCAACCAAATCGCAAGTGCCTCACGCTGGCCCCAGCGCATTACGTCCTGCACAAAAAATGGGTTGCTTTCTAGGCGGTTGCTCTTAGTGGTGGTGCTCATTTTGTTTACTCGCTTTCTGTGGCCCCCTTGGCCACACGTCCAAGTTACCATCAGGCAAGCCCAAAATGTGCCATTTTGCAGCAAAAACGGCTTTGTTACCAAACCGTTACAAACGCAAAAGACCCGCCAAATGGCGGGCCTTTGCGGGGGTCGGGGGTTTGCGGGCGGGGTTCTAAGCCACGGCGTTCAGCGTAACCGTGTAAGCCTGCACCAGCGTATCGGTGCTGTCGTAACGCTGCACCTTTACGCAAGCCACATGCTGCAGCATCAGCCAGTTCACAACGGCTGACCAAATAGCATCGTGGTCGTCAATCGTGCGTGTCTTTTCAAGCACGTCATCTTGGTCATCACAAGCGGTAATAAGTGCAGTGTTCACATCAACTCCCTACGTAAGCACAAAGCCCGCCATTGCTGGCGGGCCTTGCGTTTGCCGTTTGTATTAGGCGTTGTTGGACTTGAGCAGGATAACTGCGTCTTTGTTCCAAGGGGTTCCACCCATGCGGCCCAGTGCGTAGAAACGCACGTTAGGTGCAGCGGTGTATGGGTCACGCAGAATGCTGACGTTCTTGTGGATACCAGCGGCGTAACCTTGTGCAAGGTCACCAAATGCAACTGGGAAGTTTGCAGCACCGATTGCTGGTGCGTCATCAACTTCAACCACTGGCTTGCCCAGAATGTAGAACGAGCCATTGCGGTTCTCAACAAGCGGTGTGTTGTTCAGGTTCGGGTAAGCGAAACCGATAACGCTTGAGAGGGTTGCAGGTGATAGATACCACTTAGCGGCTGCACGGAACTTCTGTGGCAGCGCAAAGAAAGTGGACAGGAACGAGGTGTTGCTCAACGCACCTGCAGCACCCGACAACTGGGTTGCGTAAGTGCTTGATGCGTTGAAAATACCTGCGGCCTGCTGCGAGCCAGTGCCCGCACCAGTTGCCAACTGCGACTGGAACTTCTCGGCAATGTCACCGTAAATCCATTCGGTCAGCATGTTCTCTGCACCATCAACGCTGTCAAGGAACTGCTGCGATGCACGCTGGTCGGTGTAGATGTCGAACGCCTGCAGTGTGCCGTTGGTGAACGTAGGCTCGGTCTGCTGGGTGCGTGCACCAGTTTCGGTAGCGTTTGCAACTGCGCCAACCGTGTCCTTGCGAGGCAGGAACATGGTGGTGTCACCAGTCATGTTGAACACAGTAACGTCCTGCAGCAATGGAGAAACCTTGCGGAACTTCTCAATCATCGGTGCGTGCACTGGTTCAGGAACAACAAAGCCACCGTTAGCGTCAGTGCCAGCAATCAGGGTTGCACGGTCCTCAGCACCAGTCTTGAGGTATGAGCGAAACGCTGCAGCGGCCTTGTCAGCCTCGGCAGTTTCACCCGCACGCTTGCCGTTCTCGGCAATCGCACGTGCTTCAGCCAGTTCAGCGTCACGTGCCTCAATACGTAGGCGGTCAAGTTCTTCCAACTTGCCAGTGATTTTCATAAGGCGGTCACGTTCCTCGTTAGCGAGGGTGTCGCCCTTAGCGGCTAGGTCGGCACCAATCTGGCGCAGTTCCTCGGCCTGCTTGTCCATGGCACGGTAGTCCATAGTCAGTTTTCCTTTCGGTTAGGGATAAAGCCAAAGCCGAACACAAATGTTTGGCCTTGACGGTTTGGGGTTTCGGCTGCGCCAGCCGATGACCGATTTGCCTCGTCAAGCGAGCCGCCTGACAGCATTTCGGAGTTTGGGGTGATGCCAGCGTGGTCGCCCATAAGCACGCCATCAACAACGGTTGCAGGTTCCTCAACTTCAGGGGCCTCAACTTGGTCCTCGTCAAAACTTGGGTCCACCTGCTGCAGCACAGTGCCAATAGCATCAGCCGCAGTTTCAATCTGACCCAATGCGCCCTTTAGCACCTGCTCGTTAGCATCGCTAAGAACACGCCCAGCACGTGCCTCAACGCCTGCAGCCTTAGCCAACTGCGTAGCACGGTCACGTGCCTCGGCAGTGGTTTCAGGGTAGGCAGGCATGCTGGTAACGGTAAGTTCACTCACACGTGCCTTTAGCACGTCACGGCACACCATGCCGTCTTGCACATACCAGCGGTCCTCATCAACAAACATGCGGTAACTGCAACCCTTTATGTCGCCACGTTCCATGCTCACACGCAGGTCGTTAGCCCAAGTGGTTTGCGGTGGGTAAGCGGTAAACGCAACACCCTTAGTGTCGCTGCGCACTTCCATGGTGCCTGCGCTAGTGCGGCCCAGCACCTTGTCAGTAGCGTGGTCAAAAAGGGCAACTAGGTCAGGGTCAAGTTCAACGCTGTTAGGCATCATGCGTTCACGGAACCCGCCCAAATCAACCGACCAACTGTCAAAAACAATGGCACGGCCGTCAATGCGTGGCTTACCGCCCTCGCTGGTAAACGTAAGCGCACCGTTGCCTAGTGCACGTGTTTCAAATGCCATGGCGTTCCTTTCCATTGCTGCAATGTTGCCTGCGGTGTCACGCCTGTTTGTCAGCGGGCCACACCTGCAGCCAATCAAACTCAAATGGAACGCCTGCACGTTCGTAAGCCAAACGCAGCGGTGGCAACACGTTTTCATCAGCCCACACTTGTGTGGTTGCTGCGTCACGGTTGCGCTCGCCGTCTTGCTTGGCCCTAATGCGTATGCGCTCAAGCGCATCGTCATAAAGCGGTTGCAGCACGCTACGTGGTTCAGCGGCATCAGTTGATGCTGGCTGTTCTAAGTTTCCGTCAGTGCCAATAACCTGCATGTTTAGCGGCACTAGGTAATCATCGCCGCCATCGTATGGGTCAAGGTCCTCGTAAGCACGTGCCTCATTGCGGCTCATAACACCAGCCTCAATCATGGTGCGGTAGCCTGCAGTGCGGGTTGCGTAGTCGCCACGCAAAATAGCGTCCACGTTGAACTTGACATACAAATCTTCCTCGCCGTCAATAAACAACTTGCGCACAGTGCGTTCAGTGTCCACGGCTATAGGTGCAATGGTGTGCTGCGCAAACCACAAGCCTGCTTGCTCGCTGTTCGTGTAAGTGCCGTGCGTCCAATCCTGCACAAGCGGTAGCGGCACACGGTAAATGCGGCAAATCTGTTCCAAATACCAGCGCATTTGCGTGCTTAGGTCAGCGTCACGCAAACTCATTGCGTTTTGCTTTACCTTTAGGCCACGGTCAAAAATGCGGGTCTGGCCTGCGCCAAACACACCTGCGGTTGCCTTTAGCGAGTTGGCAATGGCCTTTACATCGTCAGGCGATAGCGGCGCATCGGTTTCAAGGTAGGTGGGAAAGTGTGTGCCGTTGTTTAGAAACCGACCAAAGAACTGCTCGGTGGCAATGCTTAGGCCAATGGTGTCTTTGATTAGGTCAATCGGGCTACTGGCCTCAAGCGGGTTTTTTACAAACGGCCCTTTGAAGTGCAGTATGTCGCCTGCAGGGTAATCGCCCGCAGGTGTTAGTTCATCGCCAACGTAGCGGTAAGCAATCTTGCCTTTGTTCGTTTTTACTTCAGGGTTGCTGGCATACAGCGGCCACAACTCTTGAGGCTCACCGCCACGCCACACAATGCGCATGTAAGCGTTGCCTGTAAGGTCCTCACGTATTTGTTTCCAGCGCAGCAACTCGCCGCTGGTCATAAGTGGGTTAGGGCGGCCTGCCAGCAACTTGTAAACGGCGTGGTCGTTCACAGCGGTGCGCTGACGGTCTTGCCTGCGGTAAACGCCTACTGGTAGTGCGCTAAAAGTTTCAGCACGCACCTCAACACAAGCGGCAACTGCAACGCTTGCAAGTGCGGTTTCTGGTGTAACCCGAACGCCCGATGCGGATACGTTGCCACCATAAAAGAACGCCTGCGCCAAGTTATCCATTGCGTCACGTTTTTCACGGCGGCCCCGCAGTGCGGCAAATGGGTTCAGTTCCATGCGATGTAATCCGTTCTGAATGTATAAGCCTGCCTGTGGTTACAGTTTGCTTGCAGTGTCACGGTCAGATACTTACGTCAAGCGAGTAAATGCCACCAGTGCTGGCAAATGATGGGCCGCCAAGTGACCATTCACTTTCGGCAATGTGCACTGCCATGGCGAGCGCAACTGCAGCGTCAATGTGTTCATTGGGTGAAAGTTTAGTCATGCGCCAACCGCTTGGCGGTATTTCCTTTGCACCTGCGTTTAGCACGTGTTTTGTAAGTAGCGGGTCGTTGCCGTGCCGCAGGCGACCTAACTGGATTAGGTCATAAAGGTTCATGCTGGCTGGCACCATGCGGCTTGCGTGTTGCGGGAAATCCTCAACTGGCAAGCCCTCACGGTTTAGTTCGTCCATGATGGCGAATAAGTGGGCGGGGTCCACAACAATGCGGCTTACGTTGTAGGTGCTGTTCAGGTCACGCAACACTTGCTTTAGTTCATCAAAGTCAAGCAAGCCCGCCTCGGGGTCGGCCTCAAACGTCCACGCACGCACGTTGTGGTAGCCGTCCTCGCCACGCTGGTTCAACACCACCGCAGTTTTGTCACGGCGTGGCGCAGCATCAACGCCAATGATGCAAGGCTGCTCGGTGTCTATTTGCGGCTCGTCACCACACGCAGCCCAAGCCTTAGCGTTGTATGCCTTAGCCGCATCGCCATCGGTGGGCGTTAGGTTCAAATGCAAGCGTTGAAACACTGGCAGCGGTAACGCACGGTATTGCGACTTGAGCATGTCCATGGTTATCCATGAGGCAGGGTTTGCTTTGCGCCACACTGCAGGGTCGTGCGGGTCATCGGCTGGCTTGGCACCCTGCCAGTAAACGTAGGCAGCGGGGTCGTTTGCCCACAAGTCTTTTAGTTGGTCAAGCGTGCCGCCGCCACGTGCCGCCGCTGTGGTAATGGCCACAAACAAACCTTGCTCACGGCCCACCATGCCTGTAACCATGCTGTCAATCATTTCAAGGTTACGCATGACGTGAACCTCGTCACCACTGGCAAAACTTGGGTGAAAGCCCTGTGAGGTGTCAGCGTCAAACGGCAAGGCCCTAAACGTGCAGCCAGTTTCAACAACTTCAATCACGTTGCGGTAAACACGGCACGCTGCACGCAGTAGCGGGTCGGCATTTATCATTCGCTTGGCGGTATCAAAAATGATGGCTGCCTGTTGGCGGGTGGTAGCAAACGCATACTGCTCGCCGCCATACACTGGCTCACCAAACATGTGGTAAAGGTGCAGCAAGGCAGTGATTTCCGACTTGCCGTTCCAGCGAGGTATGCCAAACAATGCACGCTTGTATTTGCGCTTGCCACGCACCAGCGTGCCATACACTGGCAGCACCATGTTGTCCCACTGAAAGGGCTCAAGCGTAAACGGCTTGCCAGCCCATCGGTCTTTCATGTGCCTAACGTGCATTTCAGCGAAACGCTTTACACGTTCAGCCTGCGCAATGCCTGCCTGTGTGTATTTCATTTGTTGTCCAACGTGTTGTTCAGCGTGCCCAAAATAGACATGCCTGTGATTTCCATGAGGCCCAAACGGATACGTGCGGCTGGGGTAAGCCCAAACGTTTCGGCGTAACGCAGCATGGTTGCTGCAGCGTCTTTTTGCACTTTGAGTAGCGGGTTTGTGATTGGCCCGCTGGCACCCTTTACCAGCACGCCAAACTGCGCAATGTTTGCGGTGGCTTGTGTGTGCACCCACACGGCGTTGCAGTAAGCCTCAAGGCTCGGCAAGTAACTTTCACGCATGTGGTTTGCGCCGCCTAGGTCAGCAACAATGGCGTTCCAAACGCCGTGCACTTCCTTTGGCAGCGTGGCAGGTGCGGGGTAGGCGGGTTTGGTTTCAAGCACAAGCGGTGCCTGTGCTTTGGCCTTACCAGCGGCGGGCCTGTTACCTGTGCCACGCTTGGCACGGTTAGGGTCGGCTGGCCTGCCTTTAGCCATGTGTGGCCCCATCTAAAAAGTGGAGCCCAGTAGTCGGAGTTGCACCGCTTTCTGCCAACTGGTCGCTGGCCGCATCACTAACAATGCTTACTGGGCGTAATCCACGATACATACGTGCACCCATTTTGTCCAAATCGGTGAACGGCATTTCGGGAACGGTCAAACGTTCACGCCAAGTGGGGTCAATAAAGTAAACGTAACGCAACTGGTAGCCGTCCAGCGGTTCCCAGTTTTTGAACTCGTCTTTCATCATCAGGTGGTAAGCCTGCATGGTGTGCATGACTTCACCTGTTACTGGGTTGCGCCGCAGGCTGTCGCTCTCACGTATGTCGGTCAGCACAAAGCCGCTGGCACGGTAAATAGTGCCATCGCCGCATTGCGTGCCGTCAGCAAAACTGACCACCCACTTTATGTGTGGGTAGTGCTTTTTGATGTAACGCATGGCGTAGCCAATGGCACGGCTTTCGCTATTGCGTGGCAGCCAATCCGCAAATGCCATGCGGTTCAGTTCAATAAAGTTGTTCCACTCGGTGCCCTCAACCAAGTTCATCATGGTTTGCTTGACCATGCTTGGCCCAAACTGCATGGCACCGCCGCACTTGCCGTTTAGGAATACGCCAAAGTGTAGTTGGCTGTTGGGAACGACCTTGCCGCTATAGTGCAGGTTCTTGATTACTAGGTTTGCGTCAGCGGCCTTGATTGGCTTGAGCACAATGTCTTTTGCACTTGCCATGGTGGTTATTCCTTTGGTGGAGAACCGTGGACTTGAACCACGCCAACATCGCTGTTGTCTGCCCCTGCAGGTTCCCCGCTAGGTGCCACCCACTGTTGGTCACGCCTAAACTGTTTGCTGGCCTTTGGGTAAGGCTGTTGCTGTTTGGCTAACCTACGGCGAATGGACTTGTCTATAGGGTAAACGTAAAAGTAGCGGTGTGCATAGACGACACACCCAGAACCAAAAAGTTCCTCGCCCACTTGCTGCAACGTTTTGCCCTTGGTTTCAACACGGCCAAAACGTATGGGTGCAATCATGTTTTTGTATTCGCCTGCATCGGTCAGGTAAAAGTCGTTGCAAGGCTGTGCGCCAAAGTAGAGCCAGCCGCTTGCCTGATACACAATGCCGCAATCGTCTTTGCAGCCGCCTGCGTGCGTAACCACCATGCGTAGGCCGTAGTCGGCTTTCAGTTTTTCAATGATGCGGGCAAGGCTGTAACTTTCTGTGTTGTGGCCGTAAAGGTCGCTAATCCACAAACGCTGCATTTCAAGGTATTCGTGCTTGGCAATACCGTAGGCAACCTTGGCCACCTTTTTGTCGGTCTGCGTGCTGTAACCAAACACGCAAATGCCCACCACCTTGTCGCCGTCCATGATGGCAATGTTCACCTTGGCCCCGCTGGGGTAGGTGCGCATGTAGTGCTGGGTTTCGCACACATGCTTTGCAACCTCACGGCTGCAGTATTTGTAGGTGAGGTTTCTAAAGTCCACTTAGGTAGCCCTTGCAAATCTCATAAATGGCGTTGGCGTTCACGTTGGCGTTCACATCGCTTTCAATCTTTGTGTTCAGTTTGATTGCGGCAATGGCCTGCAGCACAACGTCTGCCTGCGTGCTGTGCAGCGTGAAAGTGATTTGCTGGAAGTCTGACTTGGGGCCGTCACTAAGTGCAGGCGGTTCAACTTCCTCAACATCAAACACTCCCATTTCAGTAGGCGTGAACCCTAGCGTGGCCATGCTGTAGCCCACAGCGTCCAACTCGAGCAACGTGCTGGCCAACTGCACATCGTTCCAGTTAGCCAGTTCAGCCGTGCGGTTATCGGCGAGCGCAAATGCACGTGCCTTGTCTGCGTCCCAATCGCTTGGCACCTCGGCAACCGCAATGTCTGACCAGCCCAAAGCGGTGGCAGCCTCAAGCGTGCCGTTGCCTGCAATGACTACAAGCGAGCCATCGTTTGCACGTGCAACCACAATGGGTTTGCGCTGGCCAAACTGTTGCAGGCTTTGCTTTATCGCCTCAATGTTCCGCTCGTCATGCTGCCTAGCATTTTGCGGGTCAGGCGTAAGGCTTTTGATTTTTACGGTGGTTACTTTCAGCACATCGCTCACGGTGCTTACCTTTCAGTTTCAGGGAATGTTGTTTTGATTGCGGCAACGATGGCATTGCCTAGTTGGGTGCAACGCCACGCAAGTTCAGGCCGTGCCTGCACGCCAAGCCGTTGCAACGCAAAGCCCACAGCACGTGCCTCAAGCAAACTGCGTGCAACTTGGTCATCAAGCGATGCTGCGCTTGGCATAACTGGTGGCGGTGGCAGCAAATCAGCCAAAGCCTCAAGTTGTGCGCTGGCCTTGCGGTGGCGCATGGCACGCATACGGCATGCCGTGCTTGCATAGGTTGGCGCAGGGCCACTGCGGCCAGTGCGCTTTACCTCAAGCCCACAGCCGCAAGCGCATTTACGCATTTCAACCATGCCTGCAGCCTACGCAACGTGTCACAAAACACGTAACACCATGCGGGGCCGTGTCGTAACGCCAAAATCCCATTTTCGGGTGCACGCACGCTCTGCTGGCAAGGCAGGGTGGGGGCGTTCCTCTGTGGTGATTGACCTGCCCCCGCCTCTGGGCATGAAAAAGGCCCTACAAGCGGCGTGGTGGCTGCGTGTAGGGCGTGAGGGTGTTTGTGTCGGTCTGTGGGTTACACAGCGTCTGGGTGGCCTTTGCGGCGTATTTCAGGGTGGGTCCATACAAACCATGTGGGCACGTTGCATGGTGGGCATGTGGGTGGCGTGTATTTGCCTTGCAGGGGTAGTGGTAGCCACCTGTAGTAGTGGGCCTTGCACTCTGGGCACATGAACCCTAGGCAGATGCGTTCGTTCATTGCTGCACTACTTGCACGTAGCGTATGTGGTCGCCTGCGTAGTCGGTCAGGGGTTGCACTACTGTGGTGCGCCACATGCTGTTGGCGTTTATTACTTTGCCGTGGCCTAGGTAGATGGCTGCGTGGTAGTAGGTGTTTGACCAGCGTTTGCGGAACAAAACTATGTCGCCTGCGTGTGGGTTGCGTGTGGGTTTACCTGCGTGTGCTTGTTTGTTTGCGCTGTGTGGCAGGGTTATGCCTAACTGTTCGTAGGCCCATACGACCATGCCGCTGCAATCCCAGCCGTATGGTGTTGCGCCGCTAAACACGTATGGTGTGCGGTGCACTTGCTTGCGTAGTTTGTGCAGCACGTTGCGCATGGTTGTGTGGTTGTGGCGTGCTACGAGTTGCGCTATAAGGTCGGTGTGAGTGGGTGTGGCCACGTGTTGTGTGTGGGTTTGCAGTATTGCTTGGGCTTGGCTTGCGGTGCAGCCTGCGAGCATTGCGAGCATGGCAAGTAAGGTCAGTAAGCGTGTGCGCATTGGTTCCTATTCGCTGTCGGGGTCTGTTCTAAATCCGATGTGTAGTTCAGGCCAGCGTGGGTCGCCCTGTGTGGTTTCTATTTGTGCCACGTGTGTGCCGCCGTCTTGCAGTGGTGGTTGGCATTTGTGTGTTG